GGGTGAGGTCGATGAGGCGACCACATAAGCACCACGGAAGAAGGCTGGCGCGCCGGTGTTGTAAGTTGGCTCGATGGGGCCAACCGCTGAGCCGTGATCATCCTGAATGAGCGCCGCTTGATAAGTGAAGTCAGCCATGAGACGCCCGTTATCAAGGGTGATGCTCATGCTCTCCAATACACAGCCATAAGCATACGAGCGGAAGTTCACTCCATCGATGCGGAATGATAGTGAGTGCTCTCTGTCACCTGTCGCAGTGCGTCCAGGGATATACCACGTTTGTAGACCTCTCACCGCAGTGTAAGAACTTGATGAGAAAGCAGGTGAGATGGTCACATCAGATGAGGCGTCGGCGTTGTCAGTTATCGCTGAGTATTCAGCGCGGCCACTGATAGAGGTGCTCACGAGCGTTCCAATATCAGCCTCAGCCGGTGCGCTCCCTGGTGTGTATGTGTTGGCGTCAACCGCTGTCACTGTGTCAGTGATCACAGATGGAAGCTTGGTCTTCATACCAGCGCCGAGGAGGTAGCCGAGGTAGTTGGCGGCGTAGGTATCCGCAGCTGATCCAATCGTGGTGAGGTCGGCGCGAACGACAACTTGGCCGGTTCGCCGGCGAACTCGTGAGCCACCTGACCAAACTGTATCAGGCTCAGGAGGTAGCATGTAGTTACCATCTCGAGCATCATTGCGCTCACTGACCACGGGCTCACCAGGGATGATGATGGGGTCACGCTCACAAGGGATAGAAACATAAGTGAGCCCTGAGTTATCAGGTAGACCAGTAGAAGCGCTGAGTGAGCCAAATGAGCTTTCAACAGCGATGGACAAAGAGCGATGTGTTACCGCCATGTTATGCCTCCAAATAAAGCAGAGTAAAGGGGATGGTCAGGATGAAGACACCCTGCTCACCGAGGTTTAAGGGCTCATAGATGGGTGTCTCAGGAATGACTGACACAATCCCAGTTGTGACGAGTGAATAGTTAGGCCCTTTGAGAGTGACTAAAAGACTCTCGGCATCCTCAGCCATGAGACGCTGCAGATAGGCCACATCATGAGGGATGTCATACCTCACCCTGAGGTCGATGAGCGCGCGGCGTCTACCGCTCAGCCCTGCCGCGCCGTCGTCGCTCGGCATCTCAGCGATATCAAGCTGAAAGTATCGATTGCTGTTGAAGCGCTCCTCTAATGGGACAACCATCCCATCAGCTCGAGCGTGAGCCACAAAGCCATGATAAATGTCACTCTTGGGTGACGTCGCCTCGAGCTGAGTCTCTAGGTATTCCAGCGCTGAAAAAATGCCTTGGCTCATTTGATCTTCTTTCTGATGGATAGCTTAACTGCCTCAACGAGAATCTCAATATCCTGAGGACTTAAGCCAAGGAACTGACGATCTTGATTGACCACGTACCCATACTGAGCCTTGTCACTGAGGCCGATGACAAACATGTCCTCAGTGGCTTGCTTCACTATCAGATTGTTCATCATGTTCCCTGAGAGGACTAGATCAACCTCAGCGCTGTCACTTCCGCTGCCTCGACGCCTGCTCTCCTCTTTATACTGCTGATAGCCACCCTCATAGTAGACGCTCTCACCCGTCCTAGATGGTCGCCCTCCTTTGGGCTTCAGACGAGCGCCACGCTTGGAGACATAGAGAGGTGTGGTTGAGTATGGCTTGAACGGTCGACCATCAGCGTCAAGCCCTCTCGAGGTTCTGAGCTTGATAGATGCAAGCGTGTTCTGCGCTAACCTCAACGTGTCCTTAGCGGTCCACAATGATCGCGGGATCTTGATGTTAACCTGATTCGGCATTAGTGCCTCATCCCTCTAACTGGTGTGAAGCGGCTATCGTTCTCACTCTTCACATAGCTAGACCATGAAGCTCTAAAGTCGGTGGAGCTTCCACCCTTGCGCCTTAGGTTCTCCTCACCCTCATCAACCACCCCATCACCATCTAGATCCAAGGTGACTGAACGTAGAGCGATATCGAGCAACTCACGACATCTAGCCCTCATCGTCTCGGCGGCGTCGAACTGCATATTCATTTCATAGATCATGGCAGCTGAGCAGTAAGCATGAGCGCGCTTGAAGCTCTGCTGATTGAAGACCTCATCCTCAGTCACATTGTCAGCTATGACATGATCACGTATCACTAAGATGATCTCATCAAGCGCCGCCTCGATCTGAGGTGTGAAATCACTCTGACGGCGTGGCACCTTATCAGCGAGGTTGGCGAACTGACCCACAAGCTCATCATGATCTAGGCCGGTGTTGAACGGTCTAGGAGTGACTTTGAGAAGTCCTGTCTCAACGTGATTATCACCAGCTAGATCAGCGTATTTGATAGTGTATGGATAGACACCCGCCGTAGCTGTTTGAAGCGCGGTGAGGTTAACATAGCTCATCGCAAAGTTGAGCGTCACAGTGCCACTAAGGTCTAACTCTCTAGGCAGAGGCTCTGCTAAGATGGCGCTGGTTCCTCCTAGCCTACTTACCTTGACTGCATAAAAGGTGTCACGAGTAGTCTTGATGAAGGCGTTGATCTCATAGCGCTCAAGCTGAGTAGCCACCGCCTCACTGAGCGTGAGTGTGCGCCGGTCATTTGCCACCGCTGTCACTGTCACATCATCACGCGACTTGGTGAACGCCTCATCAGTGAGAGGTGTACTAAATCCGATGGTGAGTGATGGAGCTCCTGAGTAGGGTTGAGGAGGGTTCCAAGAGAAGAAGTGTGTTTGGCCTTTGACTGCTTTTCTCATCGCTTCTTTGCTCCTGCATTAGCTTTGCTTATATCACTCGCCTTGGCGCGCTCAAGATCAGCCGCCTTGATGAAGCTCTCAGTAACAGGGCTCCAAGAGTGTCGGCAGTTGTAGCCACCACACGCGATCTTAACCGGTCGCCCTTGATTGTTGTTGAGCTTGCTCATCTGCGTCTCATCGACCACGAGATTAATCAGCGCTCGACAGAAGGGCCGAGTGATCCCATCTCGTGGGCCGGTGTAGAGATAGTAGTTGAGATCAGCAGCCGCCGCCGCCACCGCTGTCACTGAGCGTCCATACTCTGAGATCTGTGTTTTGATCTCGGTGAGCTGTCGCCCCTCTGCCCTCTCTAGTTGTCTCTCTAGGTCGCTCTTAATGATCTCCATCGGGATGGATAGAGTCATCGAGCGCAGAGAGGTCTTCACCGCCGCGGTGAAGTCGGGCGCTATTACGTCCTCAAAGACAGCGCTAGCCGCTTGCGCTTGGATCAGGTCAAGTTGAGGAATCGCTTGAGGGGATAGATCGACGCCTATCACCTCAAGCGATTTCTCAACGCTTGCTCTGATTCTCGTGGTGGCCTCGATGAAGTCATCGACAGCCAAGCCGAGCCCACCACGTAAGATGAGGTCTAATATCTGCTCATCTGTGAAGCTCATCAAGAGCTGAGGATCATTGCTCACTGACTGCATAGTCATGAGGTCGACGATCTGTTTTCGTGCTCGCTTTAGAGCAAGGGTGAAGCCCCGCTCAGCTTCTACCTCTGCTCTGAGTTGATCGCGACGAGCACGAATAAGGCTAGCCACCGGCCCACGCTCGCCCTTGACCTGTCGAGACAGATCATCAATGGCGAGCTGGTCCGCATCCTCTGAGAGATGTATGTGGCTAGCCTCAAGCATCAACTCACACTCAGGTCAAACAGTCGTTGAGGACGTAACCAAGAGAAGCATCGATGAGCTTGAAGCTGTGGACCTCCTCAGCGTAGACATAGCGCCGAGTACGATCTAATGAGTCATACTGACCCGCGATCATGCCACCAAACTCGAGGTTAAGCGCTGCCGTTGGCATGCCCTTAACATTACCGCTCTTTTGAACGATGGCATCTGAGCCGCGTAGGATACCCATGAAGATCGTCTCACGATCCCAGATGTAAGCCTCAGAGCTAGCCGCGCCAGGAACAGCGGTGTCTTGAAGCGCAGCACCTACCATGATGTTGGGGATACCGAGCACATCACGAAGCACAGAGAGAACCGCCTCATCTGCCAAGATGCGATTGCCTGAAGCGATCCCGCTAGAGCTGTCTCCAACATAGCCACGGACTTCAGGATTACGAGCAAGAGCGCGGAAGACGTCACGGCCTAAGATCATGGTGTCAGGGTTGATCCCATGAGCGTTTGAGTAAACGGTATCTTTGAGGCTGTGCAAGGTAGTGAGAGGCTCAGCGCCAACAGCGTCAAACTTAGTAGCAGGTGCTGAGGTGTAGCCTGCAAAGAGCGAGGTGCTGAAGAGGAGATCAGCAGCGCGCTTCTCTTTAGCGAGCTTCATCACTCGAGCGACCTTCTTTGCGATGCGCGCCTCTTCGCTCCCTGGATACTGAGAGTCGAAGATATCCTCCATCGCGATGGAGTCTTGAGCCGCGTAGATCTTCGCCTTGAAGGTGGTTGAGCTTCGGTCGAATCCACCGATGTTGGTGCGTGAGCTCCCCGGTGCGCGCTCGAGGTCAAGACCCGCGCCGGCGCCCATGAAGTTCCGAGTCTCCTCAAGCAAGATGGTGCCTGATCGCTCAGGAACCTTGATGCTCTCAAAGACTTTATCAGCGATGAGCTGGTCATCACTTGGGACAGCCTCAACGACGAGGTTGGATAGGATTTGGTCGACTGGATGCAGATTACTGTATGAACTAGCCATTAGTCAGCTCCTTAAGATGCAGTTAGAGCAACAGGGCCGGTAAAGACAACAGTGATTTGATCACCTGCTGAAGCGCCTGTTTGGTTAATGTTGGGGATCATGCGAGCTACAGCATAGTTGCCTGCACCCTCATCAAATGCGACGAGATGCCCTGAGGCGTCGGACATGAGAAGATTCATGGTAGCTGGTGCAATAGCGCCGCCTGCAATAGCGCGAGACTTGCCGAGTACAACGACCTCAACAGAGTCACCTGCTGAGCATGCACGCTGAGCGATCCCAACACAGTTAGTCTCATCTTCTGAGGCTGTGACTTGGATCTTTCCAGTTGACAAAACAGAGACAAGAGCAAACTCAGTGATCGCTGAGTTAGCCACGAATGATACGATGTTGTCAGTAGTAGCCATGATTAAACTCCAAAGGCCTTATTATAGTAGTCGGGATTCTCAGCGCGGAAGAGGTCAAGCGCTTCGCTATATGTGACGCCCTTCTCTTGCTTGAGCTTAAGAACAGCCTCATTAAGAGTCTGCTGTGAGATCTCAGCGCCGCTTGCACCATGACCCACCTCAGTGAGAGGGACAGCTGAAGAGGCTGAGCGCTCGTTGAACATCTGCCAAAACTCAGGTGATGAGTCTTTGAGATCCCACGCCTTGCCAGCTACTGCTTGCTCAGCAGGTGAGATCTTGCCCTCTGAGAGTAGAGCGCTAACAGCCTGATCACGTTTGATAGCGTCACGCTCAGCGGTGAGCTCTGCTACGCTCTCTCGGAGAAGCTGAAGCTCTGAGAGGAGGCTTACATCAGCGGTGAGTGACTCACTCATCTTGTTGTATTCCTTCTTCTCTTCAGACTCGGCCATCTTCTCGGCCTCATCCTCTTTAGGCTTCTCTTCTGCCAACTCAACCTCTTCTTCTGATTCGGTCTTCATGTTGGCTTCAGCGTCTGCCTTCATTTCTTTGATCATCTCTTCAAGCTCCTTGACCATCTCGTCCTTGGCGACAAGAGCAGCTTTGAGCTCATCAGGTGACATAGACTCAATATCCATGTGTAGCCTTTCATTGAGTGTTACTCGGCTTATCTTGTCGTGAGACTGTGCAGGCCGAGGGGTGAGTGTGATAGCAAGGAGTTGAGCCGATCCGACTTTCTCTCCTCCACTACGGTCGTAAACATCGCCGGTAATGAATTCAGGCGAAGACCACAAGACGCCGCCCGCCTCCCTGACCACGTTTAAGCCGCGCTCGTTGTAGGCAGGGACAGCGTAAAGACCATCTTCTCTGAGTTCTAGATCAACGATTAAGCCAAGCGCGTTCCCGCTCTCAGGTGGAGCAGGAGGCCCACCGTTAAAGGGTGAGGTAGCATGCTGCCAATCGATGATGACTGGATCTGCATCTTTGCGCTCTTGATAGACTCTCAGCATCTCGCCGAGCATCTCTAGGTCAATCTCTTTGCCGATGGCTTCACCGCTCATCCGAGAGGAGACTTGGCCGAGTGAGAGAGTCTTGAAGGGTCGACCGATGGTGAGCCCATCGGGGACATTGTAAGATGGCGCCTCTGAGAGTTGGATAGCTTCACCATAAGCTCTGAGCGCTTGTGTCTTCTTGTCTGCTGAGTCCATCTGCTTAACTACCTTTCGAGCCCAAGCATAACCGGCATCACCTCCCCAACCCTGCCACGCCTGCCAGCCCTTGCCCTGCTGATCCCATGTTGATCCCTGCTTGTCGACCTCATGACGAGTGAAGTAAGCGAGCATCCTCTTGACTGTCTCAGGAGATAGCTGCTTACCCGCGCTGAGGTCACGAGCGCGCGCGATGCCAACAGGAGTCATCCCACGCTGAGAGGAGGGCTTATCAGCTCTCACTTCAAGCGCTCGCTTGGCGGCGTCTCGGGCTCCTTTGGGTGGGGTGAAGTCGATGTGAGAGTATTTGTCAGGAATAGCTAACAGCTCAGCCTGAGTCTCTGCCTCTCTGCGCTGAGGGTGGCCCTTGGG